GGCACATATGGCGACGATGTAATGGGTTCAGTGGATGATGAACGCGTAGATTTCAATATCGTTTCATTTTCCAAGTTTGTAGCACGGTTTGATATCGTATTCACTATGCCTAACAAGGAAGACGAATTGATACCATTTATGTCAGTGGACGATGTTGATTTTCTTAAGCGACGAAACTACTTTAACGCGGATCTGGGATGTAATATCGGTGTGCTCAGCGATTCGAGCATCTTTAAGAGATTGCACTGCACCATGGAATCTTCTCATTTGTCCAATAGAGAGTTGAGTGCATTGGCATTGGAAACATCATTGAGGGATTGGTTCTTTGCCGGCAGGGAAACTTTTGAGCGCCGGCAGCGTGAATTAATGGAAATAGCTGAAAAAGCCCAGCTAAGTCATTTGTGTCCAGAATTACAGGATACTTACGACAAAAGAGTCTCTAAGTGGCGTGAAAAATACTTAGTTGACACACCCCCGAACTCCATCGGGGGAGATTAATCATCTGTGGTTGAAACGGAGAATGTATATATGGATACCACGTATTAGTTATTTGATCTTTGTATTGAAACGTAGGCTTTGTACATTTATGGTGCCTCTTATTTAGGAGTGGGGACAGCCCCTATTAGATCTAGTGTTTGGGTAGATTGAGTGTTCTACTTATTTCATGAAACAGAAAATGCTCACCAACAGATTATTTCTTTTTTCCCCGCACAGTGGGGACGTACAGGAGGGTGCAGTGCGAACAAATGCATCCTATGAAAAACAACAAAATCTGGAGTTCACGAGTGCGGAATCGACTTATATGCGCGATGTGACTTCAGTATACGACGCAACTAGGTTATCGCAGGACAGTAGTGACGCTTCTCTATCTAATTTCTTTTCACGTCCGATCAAGATATTTGAAACAGGATGGGGAACAGGAACAGCGTTATATTCCAATTTTGATCCTTGGTCGTTGTATTTCAATAACCCTCGAGTTGTTAACCGCATATCCAATTACAAATTATTACGGTGCAAATTGCACGTGAAGATAGTGTTGAATGGAAATGGTTTCTTTTATGGGCGC